TTTTGCTTTACGATATAACCTTCTTTAACTGCTGTGCCGTTATGAAAGTCTACTTTGATTTCGTTTCCACCTGCTGTAGGTGTTCCGAAAAATCTCTTATTAATTGGTCTTCCCATTTGTTTTCTCCTTTGACGTTCTAGGTCTACGGGGTTATTGTCCCCATAAGTCCGCCGTAAATGCGGCTCGCTTTATAGACACAAGTATTTATCAAAGTTTGGGGAATGGGTAAAGGAAAGTATAAGCAAAATAGGTAGGACTTGGTTACACCTACAAGTACGTACCGGAATACCATTCTAATACGCACAACCTAACCCCGAAAGTGACTTCGATGTGACTCCCCATGTTTTCCATGTAAAGCCTGGGTACCACCCCTGGTTAGTCAAGTTCGCCCCTTCTGGTAAAGAGCTCTTCCTTGCACTATAATTAGTAGTTAATTACTCTACTAATGCTTATGTTACTAATATAGCACCTCTAGTTACAAAAAGCAACCAGAAAATGCAAAAAGGTTTACCAAAATAGTTAAATTTTACTATTTTGATGATTCACCGATATATGTCCGGCAACAATGCCCGTATTTGGACCTTGTTTGAAACGATATCCAGAAGTCCCGCCACCATTAGTATCAATGGTATTTCTAGATGAAGCCAAAAGACGCTCTTTGCGTTCTTTCATTTTCTTCTCACGGTACTGTTTATGTAAATGATCGAATCTGTTCATAACACCCTCCCCTGTTAAAGTTTGAGTGCGTTCCTTCGCATTATGCTACTTCCGTCCTAGATAGGATGAACGATTGTGTAATAATATTTAGTCAAAAAGAAAGGCCCCGAAGGGCCTTTCTAATACTTTGTTACATTAAGTAACTAATCCTATGGATTAGCTAAATGTTACGTTCGCAATAGTAACTGTACCTAAGTAGTCAGCCGCATTACCTAGTGAAGATGCTGTGTTGTTTAACTCAACATATCCGTATCTAGTCATGAAACTTACTACTGGCTCAAAGCTAGACGGATCTAGTACTACGCCACTTGACATTAAAGGAATGTAAGGGCAGTAGAACGCAGGTGCGTCTGATTCGCTTGAACCTTTGTAACCTACTAATACTGCTGTTGCATCAGTGGCATATGAATCTACATATACTTTCATAGCTGAATTTAATGTTCCAACCATTTTAGTATTTGTAGGAGCCTCAAATGCACCTTCAGTTGTTCTTGCGAACGCTGAAGTTGTTGCAGATTGTAGGATAGTTAATGCGTGTGGTGATACCACAGCATAGTTACCAGCACCACGTCTAGTTCTCTGTGCGATGTTGTTAGCAACACGGTTGATCATCACAGCCAAAGCCGCGTGTTCATCACCTACGAATGTTGCAGTACCGCTTACAGCGTTCTGGTCGTATGCTTGTTGGTTTTGCGTTCCAGCTAAAGCTCTTAAAGAAGCTAATACTTCTTGATCGATCTCAGCAGTAATTTCTTGGGCTAATGCCGCCATAATTTCTGCTTCAATATCGATGCCTTGCTGTGCTTGAGCATCTTGAGCCGCTTCAAAAGTCCATCTAGCTGATAGCTTTCTAGTTTTTGCTTCGACTGTTTGCTTTAAGATCTGGATAGATAATCTCTTACCTGCTTGACCTTCAAGTGCCGCTGTTGCTGAACCTTTCGGTGTAGCGTCAGTGGCGTTACCTGAATATGCCGCCGCGATCTTAAATGGTGATAATGCTTCTTCACCAACTTCGTTACCATCTGACGAATCAGCGTAACGTACTCTTAATGTGTGGATTTGACCCACAGGACCTGTCATCGGCTGTACACCAACTAATTCGTTGGCTATTACAGTCGGCATAACACGTCTGATTACTGGTAGGATAACTCTATTTAGAGTTGCAACATTACCGGCGCTTGTAGAACCAGCTGTAGCAGTCTCATTCAACCACTTGCGTGTGTTTTCTAGAGTACTTGCCATTACAGCCTTTTTGTTACCATTTAGGCCTTCTAAAAGTGCAGTTTTGGTATCCTGCCAGCGACTTTCTAGTAGTTCTGACATTGTTTTCTCCTTATTTCAATCCAGCAAGTTTTTGAATGTGAATAATATTATTATTCTCTTCTTGACTTACTCTACTAACGTTAGATTCTTTATTGCCTGTTATTTCTTTTGCCTCGGACTCTGTAAGAGTAGCCTTCTTCTTCGCTGGAGTTTTACCGTCAATTACTGCCGGAATATACTTGTCAAACGCACTTTGCAGTTTGCTTGTTTGTATATTTTCCAGTAAGTCTACCATAATCTCACGCTGATCCTTGCTCAAAGGTCCAGTTAATTCGTGCATTACTTCTTTGCGTTTAGCCGCATCAGAAATTTTTCCAATTTCTGCGTCTTTACTCTCAACAATTTTCTTAACTTCTTCAGCTTCAGCTTTAGCTTCTGCAACTGCTTTGTCTTTCAACTCTACAACTTTTAGAAGTTTTGCTGTTTCTGACTTCTCATTCAAGTAGCTGTTAGCATACTCGCCTGCGAAAGTTTCGAAAATTTTGCGACCAAAATCGTTTTTACGTGCTGAATCAATATCTTCTTTAAGTTGTCCAATTTCTTTATTAAGTTTTTTGGATACTCCTTCGGATACGATTTTTGCACTTTTCTCAACAAAAGACTTACGTACTTTTGTTAAATGTTCTTTGGCTTCACGTACTAATCTTACTTTAGTTTCAGCCAAGTCTTTCTTATCTTCGTGGAACTCTGCAATTTCTTTAGCAAGAGCTTCTACAACAAAGTCCTCAAGTTTGCCAAATTTCTCTGACATTACTTTTTGATCTTCATGTAGTTCACCCACTTCCTTTTTCAACTGTTCAAATACAAAACCTTTTAACAGTCCTGCGTTTTCACGCATAGCTACGGCATATTTTGCTCTAGCTTCTGCTAATTGTTTTCTGTCTTCAGCGAATTCGGAAATTTCTTCGTTAAGTTTTTCTGTTACCATAGAATCAATTGCTTCAACCATAGTAGCTTTATCATGTTCGTATTTTTTAGCGAACTCTTCACGAAGTTCAGCAGTTACAGCCAGTTTGTTTTCACTAACTTGCTTGTCCCATGCTTCTTGGATGTCTGCTCTGATTTCTTCTGAAATTGCGTTGTTTTCAAAAAGTGATTTCAGTGCTTCCAACATATTTTTCTCCTTATTACTGGAGGCCTTTGATTATATTAACCAAAGATTCCTTCAAATACTTTTGCGCCTTATCGTTGCCTCGAACTTCTCGTGCTAATTCTAGTGCCTTGTACCCCCCACGGGCATTTAATAAATGCTCGTATATTGGTGTCGGGTAGGCACCTGGAGCACTGGGTTGAGCAACTACATCGACTGTAATAATCTCGTAATCGCTTACTTGACCGGAACCATCTTCCATGACGTTTCCGCTACCACGCGATGAAACACCTAATTTAACTCCGCTTTCCAGCATTGTTTTAACTAGAGCCCCCATCGGTGTTGGTAATACTTTTAATTTTCCGTATCCGTTAGGTCCGTCCATCCACATTTCATTAACCATGTGTGATACACGATCCAAATTGATGTTTAAGCCTTCTGGATGATCAACTTCACCGAGAACTGAATATCCTCCCTTGATTTGATCGTTGAGCGTACTGACAGCCCTTTGGATTTCGTTAACAGGGTACACTCTCTGGTTGGCGTTCTTCACACCACCTTGAATGCATATGCCTTTCATGTAAAGGCTTTTACCGTTGTTTTCATCCTTAGACTCAACGACAATACCCGCTTGGTCGAAAGTCAGTGTCTCACGTAGTTGTAACATCCGTTATCCTAAATACAACAATTATTAACTGCCCATCGCAGATTTCTTAGCAGAACCATCAGTTCCGTCTGCGTGTTGAGCCTTTGCCGCCTTTGGAGCCGCACTTTTGTTACCAGGTTTGTTGATGTTTCCGCCGTCATGCTCTTTAGCCTTTGGTGCAGGTCTACCTTTTTCCTCACCACCTTGGACTAAACCTTTTGCATCTGCTTTCGCATCTTTTCCGCCTGATTTAGCAACTGGAGACGCTGTGTTGTCGCTACCATCTGAATGTTTAGCGTCAACTTTGTTCACGTACTCTCTTATTTCTTCTGTTGCTGTTTTTGTAG